CCCGGTGGGCCAATAACTCACGGCTGGCACTTCGCTCGATCTGGTGACAAATGCGCCGTTGTACACTTGGCGCATCACCCAACATTACCAGCAAGCTGGGAAACTAAATGCGGTGAGATTACTTTCAATTTTGACGGGGATAGCCCAAACCCGGTGTTAACTGTCGTTGACGAAGGCATAGTCAACCCGGGCAATGACAGAATATTCATCGGGCAGGTATTGTGGAACCAATATTTAGTCTGCGGTCTGATGTCGCCAGATGACATAAGCACCAGGGGGCCAATCTACTGTTTTTATATCGATGGTGGATCACTGGGGAGCGACGAACTCACCATTATCAGCCATGACTACAGCAACCAGACACTGGATGCACCGAGCCTGCCGAGCCGCCCTGGTATAACATCGAATTGTTCTGGTGATGGCATTTACACGGGCGATCTGACCGGGTCAGGTGTTTATGGAAGGGATTATGGGGTGGGGTTTATTGTCTCTGGTGGAGAGACTTACCAAACCATGTCGGTTATAAATAACTACGCAAAAAGATCATATACACGCGAGTTGTCTAACCCAGTGAATCTATGGAATAGCAGTCAATATGTCAATCAGTGCAATGCGTGTACAGATAAACGCTACACTTATGAGGCAACACTATTCCGTAGCATGAAAACTGAGTGGGATGAAGAAACAAGAACGCTTGATTCATGGCATAGAAACTGCGTCCTTCCTGATGCCTCAAGTGATCCAGATTTTGTCCTGTTTGCCTGTGAGAAAAATGAAACATCTATTTTTTCTAATTGGTATTTTGAAAGGAACTGGACTGACAGAGCCTACGCTCCAGCATCATCGACGCAATACTGGTATCAGTGTGGCCTGCCTAACAGTTCATGGACAGAGTGCAACGGCACTGTTTGCGTTGACAAGGAAGTGACTACATATAACGGCATTTATGGCAATTGGGACACGACAGACAGCGGCACAACAACCGTGACCACACAAGAGGCGATCGCGTTTGGTTATCACGGCCAGATTCCAGCGGTAGAGTGGGATGATACCTACCATGATCTGCACAACATTTGTGCGCAGTTCCCCGATGGCACACCAGAGAACGTAAAACTTCTCGGCAACTATTCAGGCGATGCGCTGCACGTCAATACGGATTTATACAATCGGGAATGGCAAACGAAGGACGGCGACCCGTCAGGCTACTTGGACGCAGGTGCCGCTCTGTTCGCAAATTTCAAAAAGTGGGTGGGATGGGCATGATCGAAATACCTAGAGAATTTTACGACCAGCACCTGGTATGCGAGGCGCGATTCCCAGACGGAACTGACCGCATAATGGCCTTTGAGAACATCGACGATGCCTTTGATTACGTGGTGCAAAGCGGTGGTGTCATGCAATGGGCATATGACGTGTCTTCCGCTCCGATGATCCCGCCTGAGTACCTGCAGGAGATGCAGAGAGAGCACCAAGAAGCGATGGATCAGGTGAACAAGCTAGGGTGAACCGCAAACATTTAGCAAACCGCAGCCGCAAGTATCTGATTACAAAAGCAACTCGACTCCCGGTGGCCGCACCACCAAAAACCCGCATAATCTATTGATTTCAAAAGCCTAGACATGAAATGGCCTGATTTGCGGGCCTTTTTGCTTTCCCTCTGTTTCCTTGATTTTCCAGCATCATCCATGAAAGACTCAGCGCATTTGCACCCAGAGTGCAAACACCAGTGCAAACGGGGGAATCATGGGGATCAGGAAATTGCCATCTGGAAAGTGGATCAAGCAGGTGCAGGTTGATGGGGCAAGGGTGTCCAAGGTATTCGCCACCAAGCGAGAAGCCGAGCAGTGGGAGCCTGTCAGGAAGGACACCAGAACCGTAGCTGATCTTCTGACACGATACGATAAGGAGATCATCCCGCGCAAGAAATCCCCCAGGAGAGAGCATCTGGCGGTGGGCAGGATTCTGCGTGATGCCGAGTTTGCTTCTGTGCGTCTGTCTGAGCTTGGCCCGAGGCATGTCGCTGCCTGGCGGGATAAGCGCGGGCAAACGGTATCAGGCAGCAGTGTCTACAGGGAGTTGAACATCATCAGCCACGCTTTCGGCATCGCAAGGCGCGAATGGCAGTGGCTGGATCGGGAGATCACCAGGGATGTGGGCCGGCCCAAGATTTCACCACCGAGAAGCAGGGTGCCTACTGAGCAGGAGATTGAGCTGCTGGTGCATTGTTTGGGATCGGGTGTGGGTGGCCGGGTTGCTGATGCGTTTCTGTTCGCATTGGAGACCGGCATGCGAGCGAAAGAGATTTGCGGCATCCGGCCAGAGCATGTCGATGGCCGGGTTGTGGATGTGGTGGACAGCAAAACAGCGGCGGGAGTGCGGAGGGTTCCATTGACACAAATTGCGCAAGAAATCTTGCGCAGGCACAACTTTTGTTTCGAATTGCAACCCAGCCAGATCGATGCCAATTTCAGAAAAGCGAAGAAAAAGGCCGGGATCACCGATCTGCACTTCCATGACTCACGAAGGTTCGCACTGACGCGGATGGCCAAGGTGCTGGACCCCCTGGCGCTGGCGAAGATCGCCGGACATACAAACATGCAGATGCTCATCAAGGTTTACTACAAGGAGGACATTGACGAGATAGCCGACAAACTAGCCACGCTGCCTCAGTAACCACTTTTCAAACTCGCTTTTCTCATACTTATTTGGCCTGCCGCGCCAGATCGGCTTGGGGAAGTCGCGCCTGGTGATGATGGTGTTCTGAACGTGCTTCCTGCTCATTTGCAAAACGTGTGCGATGTCTTTGGTTGTGATCAGTTGCATTCTTGTTCCTTAATCGGCCAATGATATAAGCAAAGGAGACACAACCAATGGTCGACTTCTTTGATTATGTCGGCATCGCCGCAGATTGGGCATCGGGAAGGGCGTTTCATTCATCACCTCAAATTAGGTCAACCCGCCCAGGTGTTCATGTCCAAAAGTTGCGCCACCGTGTCGGCAGTGTTCAGTGCGCGGACCCTGGACGGGTTGATGTTCGTTATTAGTGCCGACTTACCCTCTCGACAGTCGGCTTGCCGTTCAACATTTTGATCACCGGACAACCACGAGCGGTGATCAAGGAGCGAAGGCTGCCCCGGTTAGTGCCTACCCAACCAAACCCTCCTAAGAATCTGGACTGCATGGGTAGGGCTTTTTTATATCCGCTCGTCCGTGATGAAGTCAGAAAGCTCCAAACCACGGGCGCGGCACCAGCGTTGTAACTTAAGCAGCGCCTTGACCTCTGTGTGCCTGATTGCTTCCTTCGTCACGCCGAAATACCTGGCCACCTCCACGCGATCCATGCGCGGTTTGACGCCTTCGGGTAAAACGAATCTGGGGGTATCTGCGCCCATCAGAACCACCGTTCCCAAAGAATATGGACCGGGCCTTTGTCGGGGGCGTATCCCCACTGGTGTTCCATTTCGACTTCCCTGTGTATCGCCACTGGCCTGGCCGTTTGGCACTCGCATTTGATTCGGCTGCCGTCTTTGTGGCGCTTGGCGATGGCGTATTGGGTGATATCTCGCTCGTCACCGCACCCTGTACATCGGCAGAGGTAGTGCCAGACTGTTTTCCCCTGGTCGCCTTGGGCCTTGCGGCCCAGCAGTTCGATGATCTCTACCCCGGCAACCACCTGGCCTGGTTCAAACTGCGGCGGGTGGGGCTGGTTGCCTTTGTGTCGGCCTTTTGCCCGATAAAGCGCGAAGTCAGTCATGCCATCACCTGAATAAACAACCAGGCGAATGCCAGGCTGCTGGCGGCCATGAGGATCATGACCAGGTATTCAAATTTGTCTTCGGTTTTCATTGGGCCTCCTTGAGGGCTTGCATCAGAGCCTCTTGCACCGTGGCCTTGCCAGCCAGCACGTCCATGACGCGCTCATCGATGGTGCCTTTGGCGATGAGGTGGTGGATGAATACGGGGCGGTCATAGCCCGACTGCTTTTGCCGTGTCGGGCCTATGCGCTCGTTGACTTGCTGGTACTGCTCCAGCGACCAACCGAGGCCGTAGTGCACCATGATGTTGCCACCGTGCTGCAGGGATAGGCCGTGACCGCCGGAGGCCGGGTGCAGCACCAGCATAGGTATCTGGCCGGCATTCCAACGGTCTATGGTGGTTGGGTCTTTGTCGAGCGCTACGGCCTGGGAGAATGCGTCGAGGATGCGCTCACGGTCGAACTGGTATTGATATGTCACCAGCACTGGGGCGCCGGCAGCCTCTTCAATGATCTCGGCCAGGGCATCCAGTTTGATCTGGTGGACTTCGTGCCAGTCGCCGGCCTCGTCATAGAGGGCGCCACTGGTGTACTGCAGCAGTTTGTTGGTCAGCACCCCGGCAGAGGTGGCGGTGATGGCCCCGGCGTCAGCAATCTCCAGCAGGGCATCCTGTTCGAGTTGCCGGTACGCGGACAGGTGAGGGCCAAGGTCCACGCGGATGGTGTTGTCTATCCGCTCGGGCAAGTCGAACTCGCTGGCAGCTTCCATGCTCAAGCAGTGGGGTTTGATAGCGGATTGAATCTCGGCCTGGGCGCAGGGTGTGGGATTGTAGTTGAACCCGCTCCAGTCCTTCTCGAACCAGTGGCTGCGGAACTGGGTCACGGTGCGGCCAAGCATCTGTTCGCCGAAGTCCACCGGGTACACCTGGGACCAGAGATCATGCAGCCCGTTTGGCGCCGGCGTACCGGATAGGGCAACGTAGTAATCAATCTTCTTGGCGATCCGGCGCAGGGCTGCAAAGCGCTTGCTGCGGTGGTTCTTGAACAGGGTGGACTCGTCCAGCACCAGCATGTCATAGCCCCAGCCTTTAGGCCCACACTCTTTCACCAACCAGGTGAACAAGTCGACGTTGATGATGTGGATTTGCTCATTGCCACGCATCTGCTCGGCCCGCTGTGCGGCGGTGCCGCGAATGACGCGATAGGTCAGGCCAGCGGTATGCGCCCATGCCTCAATCTCTGCCGGCCAGGTGTAGGTGGCCACGCGCAAGGGCGCGACGATCAGCACCTTGCCGATGCAGCAACCCCGGAACAGATCGGCGATGGCGGTCAGAGTCGCCACGGTTTTGCCAACGCCCATGCCCGCAAACAGACAGGTGCGCGGATGCGCCAGCAGCCAGTCGACCATGCGGGTTTGGTAGGGGTGAAGGTTGGTGCGTGTGAGGTTCACTTTTGGTATCTCCGACTGCTGTAACCCTCAGCCGCCAGCGGCAAGCCTTTGGCCCATGCAGGCCGGGTCGCCAGCAGGGCCGAGAGGCGGTGATGGTCAAGGTCTGAACCCTCATCCACCAAGGTGATCACCTCGTCATGGACGGTGCCAATAACCTGGAACCCTGCCGCTTCAATCTTGGGCAGGTTGGATGCCAAAACGTCACGCGCTACGGCCTGGGTGATGTTCTCCACCAGTTTGCCGCCGTAGGTATCCACGCACTCAATCTGCCGGGTGACTTGGTTGGTGCCGATGAAATTGATTGATTTGGTGTACTCACCCCATGGCGCCAATCGGTCTGACAGGCGCGGTTGGTAGTAGCAGACAGCGCGGCAGGATGGCAATTTGATGGTGAGGAAATCCAGATCGGCGTGGTATTGCAGGGTGAGGCGACCGCACCGTTGCGGCGCACCCGGGGCGCCAATGGCGTCGATGGCTGCGGCCTGCATGGTCGACCAGAACCGCTTAATCGGCTTGTTGGCATCCCGCCAGGCGTTGACGGTCTGCTGGGCGGTCTCGTCGCCAAACTCCACCCCATAGGCGCGGGCCATGGACTGCAGTGCGTTGACGCCACCCTGGTATCCGAGGGCTAGTTCGGCGACCTTGCCGACGAAGCGCCGGGCCTTGTCAACCTGTTCGTATTTAATGCCGTAAATGCCAGCGGCGGCGACCTTGTACATGTCCAGGCCGTTGGCGATCTTCTGCACCTTGTCGGTGAAGCCACACAGCCAGGGCAGCACGCGGCCTTCGATGCCAGCGAGGTCAGACACCACCAGTCGCTTGCCGGGCGGTGCGCAGATCGCCCCACGCAGGGCAGAGGCGGCCACCTCCATGGGGTTGTCAAACAGCATCTCTACCGTGCCGCTGAGGATGGCCTGGCAAGACTGCTCCACGTCCACGCTCGGTCTGGGCAGGTTCTGCGGTTGGAACAGGCGACCGCCCCAGCGGCCGGTGCGGCTGGCGCCGCAAAACTGGAAACCACCGCGCAGGCGACCATCGGCCATGGTGGCAGTCTTGAGCTTGCGGTACTTGGCGGTGCTGCTCTTGCCGGCCTCGGCCCTGATCTCCAGGGCGCGGCGCACATCTTCCGGTAGATAGCTCCGGCCAAGTAGTTCCTGCACATCGGCGGAGGCCAGGGCGCTTGTGTTGACACCGCGCTCGCGTACCCAGGCGCCCAGGGCAGACACTTCGGAATAGGACGATACCCGGCCGCCGGTGATCGTCTGCAACTCGGCATTGAGCCTCTGCAGTTCAGCATCCACTAGATCAATGGCGGCATCCACCAGGGCCATATCGATGGGCAGGCCCCGGTCGTTGATGCGCTGGTCCAGTTGCCAAAGCTCAAGCTCGGCGCCCTGGTAGTTGCCGCCTGGCATCATCTTGTACAGCCGGCGCATAGCCTCCACGTCCTGGCGGGCGTAGAGAATGAATTGGTCCCACTCCCTGGGGTGCGTGTGGCGGTCGTACCTGTCCGCCTTGTGGTTGGATGGTGCCGGCACGCTGAACCGCTGGATCAGGCGAGAACCAGTACGCAGCTTGGCCTGGTCGGCCTTGAGGCCAAGTGTCCGACCAAGCTGATCAAGTGAGGCTGGCAGGCCAAGGGTGAGGGCCTTTACCGCACTATCTCGCCATTGCTCCAGCGGGAAACTGTAGCCTTTGGCCTCCAGCACCTTGCGATCAAACATGGTGTTATGGGCGCAGATCAGGCGTTCGCCGCGCTTCACTTCTTCAAAGGCGGCCATCAGGTCGAGGGGCCTGCTATCATCCAGAGTGCAGTCCCACACCTGGGCCGGCTCGTCGTCCAGAGCGTAGGCCAGCAGCAGTATCTCCGTGCTGGCATGGGCGGCGTAGGCATAGCCGCCTGCGTCCTTGAGCGGACACGCGCTGTAGGTTTCGAGGTCGATCCAGAGCATGGGCTGCATGGAGGCTGTCCTTACCAAGCGCTGTCGTTATCTGCGCCGTCATCCCACTCGCCGAACTCGTCCTCGGCACGATTACGGCCGTTGAGCGGTTCGCCCTTGTGAAGGTACTGCAGGTTGTTGAGGTACCCGGTCACGCCCTTGTTGCCGTCCACGTCGAAGGTCTTGAAGGTGATAGAGGCGCGGCAGTAGTCGCCGCTCTGGAAATCGTCCAGGTCAAACAGGGTCTCGCCCTGCTTGTCGACGATGCCGGGCCGGCTCTTGCTGGTGACGCTGATGACCATGTGGCCTTTGCACTCAGGTCCGTAGTCTTCACCATCGCTGGGGCGCGGCTCGTCACCGTCATGCAACGTGGTCTTGGTCTTGGACGGGTCTTTGTTCGGCCAGGTGTTAAGCGATGCGGCCTGTTGGGCAGCCTTAATCTTGCCCAGGGTCTCCTTATCGCTTTTGGGGATCAGCAGGGTAATGCTGTACTTGCCCCGGTCATTCGGCTCTTTGATGTAGACATAGGATGCGCGGCACTTGCCGGTGACAACGCGAGTCTGGTTTAACTTTCTTGCTGGTTCAGCCATGGTTGGCTCCTTACTTATGCAGCGTGAGAGAAATCGTCGGCCGCACTGTGCTGCTCCAATGCGGGACGTTTATCAGAATCGGGTACCAGGGCGGGCTTGCCCTCGGGTTTGACGGTCATGGCGTCGAGGAAAGGCTTGGCGGCCTTCTTACCGCCTAGCAGTTTCTCCATGGCGCCAAGGCCGATCAGCTTGCGGCTGGTATAGTCGTCGGTGCTGAACCCCTGCTCGGTAAGAGCGTCGATCACGGCTTGCTCATCGCGCCACTGGCGTACACTGCGACCCTCCACCAGTTTGAAGCCAGGCACATGCTCACCAGCAAGGGCTTGCTGTTCGGCGTACTGGCGCACGTCCTTGGCCCATGCCTCAAAGTCGGGCAGGCGCGGTAGGATGGCTGCGATCTGCTCCAGGCTCAGGGTGGCAGGCGCCGGCAATACGCCGAACTCTTCGCGGGCCAGGGCGATGTTGGCTTCGTGCCGAGCCGGGCAAATGGCGTTGGCCTTGCAGAAGCGGCATTGCACCTCGCCGGGGCTAAATGGTGGGTCTGGCTGCAGCGCCTTTTCAGCGGCGCGGCTGGCGATCTGGCCGAACTCGGTCAGGGCGGTGGCGGATACTTCCCAGGTGTCGATATGGTCAAGACGAGGCTGCACGATGTGGATGCGCACAGTCTCCACCTCTACCAGGTAATCCACCTCGCGCATGGCGCCGATGGCGTACAGCATCCCCTGTGGGTTGTTCTCGGCATTCACCTTCACACCCATGCCGTGCTTGTAATCAACTACGTCGATGCTGGCGCTGTCGAAGTGGATGGCGATGTAATCGGCGGTACCGAACCCCTGGGGTACCCACTCGCTGAAATCCACCAGGGTCTCGATCAAGCGCTGATCGCCGCCAAGACCCCGGCAATAGTCCAGGTAGACCTGCACGGCATCGCGCATGTCTGCCGGGTAGTCACCCTCGGCTTTGGCCGCGTCGACGATGTTGGTCAGGCAATACTCGGCCAGGGCGTGCGCCTGGGTGCCTTCCTCGGCAAAAGCGGAGGACTCGTCGGCTATCCCTTCGGAAAGGCTGACGCTACCGGGGCAGCGGAGCCAGCGACTGGCGGCGGAGGGTCCAAAACGGGAATGGCTCATGCCGCCTGCTCCAGTTGATCCAATTCGGCCACCAGTTCCGGATAACGATCCTCGGCCACCTTTGGCAGAGTGCGCGCATCAAAGCGGTGCAGCAGGTCCAGAAGTTGCGGCTTCATGCCCTTGTCGGAAAGCTCCTGGAAGCGCGTCCGCAATGCCTCCAGAGTGATCGGCTGGTTCTCCACCACAACCGGAGGCTCCTCCGGCAGCGTCTCCGGATCGGCCGGTGCATCGTTAAGGAAAGCGCCGAGCTTGTCGTCGTTGATTTGGGACAACTCTTTGGCGATCAGCTTGGCCAGCTTGGCCAGGGTCTCGTCGGGGATGGTGATGTTCATGCGGCTTGCCTCCGGTGTTCTTCGATCCAAAGCAGGATGCGGTGCATCGTGTGGCCGTCCAGCAACATGCCGAAACAGTCCATGGCCAGTTCGATGCGCTGGTAGTCAAGCAACGGCAGTTCCTGCACCGTGCTGATGATCAGTTGCTTGCGTTCAGCAAACAGTGCCTCGGTGGTTTCAGTCATTACAATCTCCGGTTGATAAGGCCCGTCTCGTGGTCCGTCTAAACAGCAACTGGGAATTGCTCTGGCATATCACCGTCTGTTCTGTACTTCAAAAGTTTTAAGCGCTTTCCTGATCTTCTGTAGTTCCAAGCCTTTATGAATAGCGCCAAGATATACTCGCGCTTTAACTTTGCTTTAGATGATAGGTTGTCTATAAGACGAGAACGCAGCAAAAACACAGGGTCATCGCTGTCTAGAGATGCGCCATCCAAAAACGCTGACATAAATTCGTCCGCTTCACTGTGGCTTTTCTCGCGGAAAATATAGTGGGCAGCATAAACAACGCTAGGTGGTGCAAGTTTAATTTTATGACTGTTAAGGCTATTTACAGTATCGCGCATTCCGGGGTATTTATTTAGTAGTGCCTCTGTTCTTGAGTTCGCTCCGAACTTTTTATTTGTAAAAGATTTTTTGTAGTAGCAATCAACAAAACTAAGGGCTGATGCTAGTTTTTTTGTGTTCTTCTCTCCGAGGACAGCAAGGGTGTCGCTAGCGGATCGACGCCTTCCATCGTCTATCGTCTTAAATACATCGTCATCTAGTCCGTTTACAACTAAGGCCATTATCGGTACTCCAGACACAACCACAGCATGTAGCCTGTGCTGACCATCTAGCAGTTTCTCGCCATTCATGCGGATAGTGTCGCCATTAAACGCCCAATCTCCGCGCTTCATCCTCTCGGCAAGCTCTGTTACCCAATGAGTGGACAATGGTCGGTTGTTTGTGTTTTTTTCAAGCATCTGTCGTGCGATGTCTTGTGTGATTATCATTTCTCTCATATTGATCATTTGGACCCCCACTTTTTTACTTGTTGCATGTGTGGCCCGTCTCGTGGGCCTGTCAGTCGATGCCCGGTAGCATCGCGCTAGATAAACGCGGTTGCCTCCGCGTTTCGTGTAATTCAAGATTACACGATTCGCGGAGTTATGCAAGAAAAAAAAACCAGCAGAAACGCGATAATTTCTGCTGGGTTCAGTTTTTCTTTACGATTCTGAGGTTTGCTTTAGCCGGTCGGCTGGATTCAAGAGGCGATCTTTTTCTGCTCGTCTGCCCCGTATTTCGGGGCTGTATGCTCCGCAACGCGCTGTAGGGTGTCCTTTCCCGCCTGATCTGATTGCCGGTACTTGGAGAGAAGCGCTTTTTCGTCTGCTGACATTTCTTCCAGGTCTGCAAGTCCGTAGAAATAGCTGACGGGGACGCAAAGCGCATTTGCCAGCGCCAGCAGCATGGTAGCGTCTGGTTCACGGAATCCCGTCTCGTAGTTAGACACACGCGAGCCACTGCAGCCGGGGATCATGTCCGCTAGTTGCTGCTGAGTAAAGCCGAGGCGTTTCCGTGCTTCTTTGATGCGCTGTCCAATTACCTGTTTGGTTTCCATAATTCAAGTATCGACTAATTACACAGATTGTGTAATACGCTTTTTGTGGAATTTATGGCTTGCAAAACTCCGCGTAACGTGTAATCTTTTTTGCATGAATACGCTAATCGAGACAATAAAACAGCTTGGCGACGAGAAAGCTGCAGAGCGCTGGGGCCTGACCCCGCGTGCAGTCGCCGCTTATCGCCGAGGTGAACGCAACCCGACACGGCGCGTGGTTGAGCATATCCGCTCTATTGAGGGCTGGTCTTATGACCAGGTTTTTTCCGGATTGCCCCCGGTATCTAGACAAGACCAAACAGCCGCATGATTTCCCGTTGTCTCTCCGCCATGGACACTCCAGCCACGGAACAAAGCACCTTGGCCCCGGCATCCGCTGCCGGGGATCTTTTTTGTTAAGGCGGCGTGATGGACGAGACGATTGCACCAAACATAGAACACCCCCACGCCTTCGGCCCCACGCCGAACCTTGAGCGTATCCCGGCCATTCTTAAAGAGCGTTGCCTGTGGTGCCTGTGGAAGGCGGTGCCGCGTGAAGGCCAGCCCGGCAAGTTCGACAAAATCCCAATTGGTAAGCGCGGCAAGCAACTTAGCACGGCCAGCGAAGAGGGCTGGCTGACGTTTGAGCAGGCGTCTGATCTGTATCTGCGCAACCATCGCAGGGCCAACGGTTTGGGCGTGCAGGTGCGCAAACAGGACAAGATCGGCTACGTCGATGTGGACCGTAGCCTTGATCCTCCTGCTGGCCTGCCCGCTACTTACACCGAGCTGTCACCCAGCCTGCAGGGGCTGCGGATGGTCTTTGATGCCGATGCCTTGCCGGACTTTGATCTGACCAAGCCGGTGGAGTTTTACGCGGGCAACGCAGCACGATTTCTGACCATTACCGGGTTGGCCTTGTCCGATCTCGGCGTCACCCATGTCAATGGGGAGCTTCCCAAGTGGGCGTCACAGTTCAAGGACACCAACGATGCCAAGCAGATCAGCAACACGCCTATGCCTGAGTTGGTAGACGTGAGCGGGATCAGCCTGGCCGATCTGGGGCTACCCGATGCTGCTTTCGATGCTCTGACTTACGGGTTTGACCAGGACGACCGCAGCAGCCAGTTGATGGGCGCGGTAAACGGTCTGTACCGGGCCGGACTGAGTGACGCCGAGGTGCTGTCACTGCTGGCCGATACCGAGGCGATGACGGTGGCGCTTGATCACCGCCGCCAGGATCACGAAAAGGCGCTGGCCTATCTCTGGGGCCGCTGCCTCAAAGCAAAGGATCGGGTAGCACAGGAAATGCGCAGCATTGGCGCGGAGTTTGATGCGGTAACGCCCGCAGACTCGACCAATGATCCCGAGAAAACCCGCCGCGATTACAAACTGATTCGGGATTTTATCTTCGTCGCCAACCTAAATAAGTTTGTCGACGTCAAGACCAAGGACATCATTACGCCGGAGGCGCTGAACACCATCCTCGGCCACGTCCACAAGGGTACCAAGGGCAACCCCAAGGCCCTGGCGGCCTTCATGCAGTCACCCAGCAAGAAGGTGGTTGATCGGGTTGGTTGGCGCCCTGACGATACGGAAGTTTTTTTACTGGACAACCTGCGCCTGGCCAATACCTACCGGGGCATTTCGGTAGAGCCAAAGGCCGATCCAGAGGGCATCGCCGAATGGCTGGCTCTGTGCAGCCATATCTATGGCGAGTACGTCGATCTGGTGCTGGATCACATGGCCTTCAGTATCCAGCGCCCGCTGACCAAAATCCGCTGGCAGATTCTCACCATGGGCGAGACCCGCACCGGCAAAAGTATGACCGCCGAGCCGGTCAAGCGCATCTGGGGCGAGGCCGGCGGCACGATATCGCCGCAGGACGCCAAGAAGGGTTGGGGAGATGGCTATTTCCGCCGCAAGATGTTGACCTTTGAAGAGGTCTATCAGCCCGGCGATCAGGCCTTCTTTAACGCCCTCAAGCCGATGCTGGCCAATGACGGGCTGATGCAGTTGGATATCAAGGGCAAGAGCCAGATCGTCCAGGAAAACCTGTTCAGCATGTACCTGTTCACCAACCACGCCGATGCCCTGCACCTGGACGCAGACGACGACAAACTGCTGGTGATCAAGGCACCACCAGCCACCCAACGCTGGGACGGGGACCGCTATGTGGCCCTTGGCAAGCGCATCGATGATGGCTCAATCCTGCCCGGCGTGCTGCACTTCCTGCTCAACCGTGACGTGTCCCAGTTCAAATATGCCCAACTGCCAGTACGCACCGCCGCCCTGGCGGAGATGGTGGCCGCAGGCCGGGCCGATTACCAGCAGGCCATGCTGGAGTTGCTGGAGGGCAACGCCGCCCCCTTTGATGGCCCGGTGGTGTACTTCCAGGACGTGCGCCGAACCCTCAAGGATTTGGGCTACAAGTTCGGCGACAAGGGGCTGCGGGAAGTGCTTAGTAAGGCTGGCATGAAACAGTATCGCGGGACCAAGAAGATCAACGGCAAGATGGCCAACACGACCTCCTTCTGGACGAGAGAATGCCTGGACGATCTGGGTGTTTCGGAGATTTATGACTGGTGGAGTTCTGAAACCGCATCGGAGTTCAGCAGTGGCGAATGAAACAGGTTTCAGCGAAGTTTCAGAAGGGTTTCAGGGTAAAACGGCTAGGGCTGAAACCTCGGAAGCCTTTGATCCTAAAGAAATAAGCAAGTCTGGTTTCACGGTTTCAACCCTAATAGACGTTTTATAGAAAAAGGTTAGGTATTTGGTGAACACAGGTAAAAGCCCCCTAAAAATAATAAGACCCCCGGCAATAGAAACAGGGGTGAAACCAGTGAAACCGGAAACCACGCTGAAACCGAGCCGAATGGTCGAAAAACAGATCGAGCAGCACCTGGTACGCAGGGTGAAGGAGCAGGGTGGTCGAGCCTACAAATGGGTCTCGCCGGGAACCAACGGCGTGCCTGACAGGATAGTGATACTGCCCGGCGGCCGCGTGCTGGCGGTGGAGTGCAAACGACCCGGTGGCCGTGTCACCCGGCTGCAGCAGAGAGAGATTGACCGCCTCACCGCCATGGGCCTGACCGCCGTGGTGGTGGACAGCATCGAATCGATAGACCGACTGATGGAGAAAGAAAGTGCCTAGCAACCCGACAACCTACCTACTGGTTTCTAACAATCAACTTGCTGGCAATGCCGAGACAAGAGAAGAAGCCGTAGACAAAGCCAGAGTGCAGACGATAAACGCGGACGAGTACGTCAATGTTTACGAGCGCGTGGCTACGGTTAAACCTGTCAGAACCAGCGAGGTGATGTGGGCTGACGAAAACATGGGGGACTGCTGATGGATGAAGCAGACAGAGCGCAGCACCACATTGAGCAGCTTGACGCGATTCGCGAACAGCAACGACTGGCCAGGCAGGCTCAAGAGCTAAAGGCCTGGGCGATCACCGAGTGCAAGTTATGCGGGGAGACTATCGAACCCGCACGAAAGGCAGTGGTGCCTGCTACCAAGCTCTGTGCTGAGTGTGCCGGGTTAGATGAGATGAGGCAGAAGGGGAGGCGGTGATGGTCGGTCAAGAAGCGTGCCATCGTGGGTCCTCACTGGGTGCCTGCGCTGCGGGGAATAAAGGCCTCGAGCTAGTCGTAGGCACAGAAGTTGCTATTGGGGTTAAGACTTGCACCAAATGCGGGGAAGTGAAACCGTTGGGCGAGTTTCACCGGGTAAAGCGTACTCAAGACGGAAGAAAATCAGTATGCAAGACTTGCCATAAACTCTTATGGGGCGACAGACATGACAAAGCACGCAGGCCCAAACAAGTGTCAGCAAAGTGTGACTGGTGCGGTATCCAGTACCATAAGAACGAAACAGACAATCATCGTAAATATTGTTCTGATCAGTGTCAGACTAAGAGCAAGCAGGCCAAACGCGTAGAGAGAAACTATAAGTACAATCCTCTAATAGCATGCAAATGCTGCGGAACATTAATATCGCAAACAGGAAGGGCTAGAGTCTTTTGCGGTTCGATTTGTGCAAAAAGGTGGTATTGGTATCCTGTGCCAAGAATAGCGCCGATGAGAAGTCGTGTATCACCTTATGATTCCTCATATCATGGAATTCCTGAACAGAACGCAAAACAAGCATGGAATTGGTGGCTAAAAGAGAAGGCACCATCTGAATGGCTTGACCAGTATTGGGCAGCGCATCCTAAACCGTGGCTTGATCCAAGGAAAACTGACGCGGAACAGTATCGAATCAGATACCGTCTAGACGAAGAATTTGCCATTAAAGAGAGGGTCAGGCGGCAAATAAACAAGAAGCGCAAGCGTGATGGTGTCGGAGAATTGATGCGAGGAGCTATCAGGCGAGATGGAAAAAGCAATACTGTAGAATCTTTGCTTGGTTACAGTATTGCAGAATTAAAAGAACATCTTGAACTCCAGTTTACTCGTGGCATGACGTGGGATAAGTTCAAATCTGGCGAAATACACATCGACCACATAATCCCACAAGTCAAATTTGACCTAAGCAATGATGATGAATGGCAAAGATGCTGGTGCCTGAGCAATCTGAGGCCAATGTGGGCCAGAGATAATCTGAAAAAATCGGCAAAGGTCGTGACGTTGCTATGAACCGTGTGACTCAAGCTGATTTTGGCAAAGCGGTAGGCATATCAGGGCCGATGGTGTCTGATCTGGTGAAGCGCGGCATTATTGACCTCAAGCGCGGCATGGATCAGTCCATACTGGACTATTGCGCCAACCTCAGAGAGAAGGCTGCCGGCCGGTCAGGCAATGGCGAATATGACCTCACCGACGAGCGCGCACGCCTTGCACACCACCAGGCCAACATCGCCGCGCTTGATGAGGAGGTGAAGAAAAAGACGTTAATCCCTTATGACGTGGTGGTAGCGCGATGGCAAGAGATCACCGCGACGATCCGCGCCAAACTGCTTAGCCTGCCACCGCAGATGGCGGCCACTTGCGCACAGTCGAGCAAGGATGAAGTCGAGAAAGAATCCAAGCGACTGGTGTACCAGGCCTTGAACGAGTTGGTGGAAGATATTGATTATTGATCTGGCATCACGGCAACTTCGGCCAACGCTGATCCCGCCGCCTGATCTGACCGTAAGTGAGTGGGCAGACGAGTTTCGCCGCCTGAGTCCAGAGGCATCGGCCGAGCCAGGACGATGGAATACCGACAGGGCGCCTTATCAGCGCGGCATCCTCGATGCGGTGAACGACCCGGCAACGCATACCGTTGTCATCATGTCATCGGCCCAGGTAGGAAAGACTGAACTATTACTGAATCTGATCGGCTACTACGTCCACCAAGACCCTTCACCGATACTCTGCTTGCAGCCGACCCTGGACATGGCTGAGGCGTTCAGCAAGGACCGACTGGCGCCGATGGTGCGCGACACGCCGGCACTGCGCGGCAAGATTGCTGATCCTCGTTCCCGCGATTCTGGCAATACTCTGCTGCACAAGAAGTTCCCTGGTGGGCATATCACTATGGCCGGTGCCAACAGCCCAGCAAGTTTGGCATCCAGGCCAATCCGCATTGTGTTATGCGACGAGGTGGACCGCTACCCGCAATCTGCCGCCGCTGAAGGCGATCCCGTCAACCTGGCCCGCAAGCGCACCAACACATTCTGGAATCGCAAGGTGGTGCTGACCAGTACGCCGACCGTTAAAGGGCTGTCACGCATTGAGGATGCCTACCTCGGCTCAGATCAACGCAAATATCACGTCAAGTGTCCTGAGTGCGGTGAGTATTTCGTTATGCGCTGGGAATTGCTGAAGATGCTGGACAGCAGGCCAGAGACCGCTCAGATGGCGTGCGACAAGTGCGGATGCCTGATCGACGAGAAGCACAAGCCGCGCATGTTGGCTGGGGGCGATTGGATTGCAGGCGCAGAGTTTAACGGAGTGGCAGGGTTCCACCTGTCAGAGTTCTATTCCCCGTGGAGGCACTGGCGCGAAGTGGCCGAGGACTTCATTCGAGCCAAGGAGAACCCCGAACAGTTGCAAGTCTGGGTCAATACATCACTTGGTGAGACCTGGGAGGAACAGGGTGAGTCTGTGGACCACATCGGCCTACTCTCCCGCGTGGAAGAAAACTACCCCCAAGATGCTGACTACCCACTCCGCACATGCGGGGTGGACGTGCAGAAAGACAGGCTTGAGGCCTCCATCGTCGGCTGGAGCAAAGGCGAGGAAGCCTGGCTGATCGATCACCTGATCCTGCCGGGCGATACCGCCAAGCAGGAGGTGTGGGATGACCTTGATGATGAGCTTCGCGCCTACAGCATCCACCTGGCCGCCATCGATTCGGGATACAACACCAGCATGGTGTACGCATTCTGCGAAGGCCGCCGCTACACGGTCCCGATCAAGGGCATCACCGGAATAGGTAGACCACTGATCGAAGATGAGCGCAAACGCCGCCAGCGGCTGCGAAACCGCCGCAAGAAATCCGCAAGCCCCGAGCCAATCGGCGTGGACCAAGGAAAGGCACTTGTGTTTTCGCGCCTGAAGATCAGCCAGAAGGGTGACGGGTACATCCACTTCCCAGCTACTGCTGCATTTGATGACGAATACTTTGCACAGCTTACCGCTGAGAAACTGGTGACGCGCTACAGCAAGGGCAGGCCAAGGCAGGAATGGGTGCAAACCCGTCCAAGAAACGAAGCACTCGACTGCCTTGTGTACGCACTGGCAGCAATGCGCCTGGCCGGGGTGGACCTGAGCCGCGCACCTGATCCCGACAAGCCCAAACCCCGCTGGAGGCACCGATGAGCGACCCCATAGCCGAGTTCCGGCGCGTGCTGCTGCAATCTATCCCGCCGGACATAGACCG